TATGGGCAAGAGATATGCCTGTTGTTTTGGCACAGAAATTAGTAGATCATTATTCAGACGAATATCATATTTTTCAGATAACAAGACCAGCATGTGAAGTGTTGGATGATGTAGAAGTTTTAAAAGATCCAATGACAAACATGGAACTTGTTAGCACATTGTTACATGCTGAAAAAAGAATTTTGATTGATAGTTGTATGCAACATGCTGCTGCAGCACTGAAACTTCCTTCAGTTGTATTGTGGAATGGAACAAGTCCAAAAGTATTTGGATGGGATATGCATACAAACATAGAGGCAAAGAAACCTGCTAAATGTAAGTTACCGAACAGTGTATTGTTTGACTTTGATTTTACTGGTATTGAAGCAGAGTATCCTTATGTAGATGAGGATGATGAGATATTTGATTTTGATAAAATTGTAAAAGCTGTTGATAACTCATGAATGTAATTGGTCTTTATGGTGCGATTGGTTGGAATGTTTTAATTTCTGACAACCCAAAACTTTTAAAACAATCAGAAGACTCTTGGAATCATGGTTCAAGTGTGACTTTAATTAAAGATGGAGAACACTGTGTCAGTATTAGTGAAGAGAGATTAAGTAAAATTAAATATGATGGTAACTTTCCGAGAAAGTCCATAGAGTATTGTTTGTCTACTGCGAACTTAGATAAGAATGATATTGATTTAGTCATTGTTCCTTCAATGGCAAATCAACAATTCTATAAGAATTATATTAATAAGACAGTTGAAAAGAAAGTCAGAAGATATTTTCCAAAAGCAAGAGTTGAAATTGCATCTCATCATCTATGCCACGCATACTCTTCTGTATTCTCCTGTGATTATAATGAAGGATCATTTGTAACACTTGATAATGCAGGATCAGTTTTGTTTGACACATCAGGACAAATCTTTGCCTGTGAGAATCATTCATTTGGATACTTCAATAAGAAGAAAGGATTATTCAAATACTATCCTGGCATTCCAATGACTAATAATCTTGGAAACTATTATTGGATGTGGGCATATCATATCTACGTGAATAAAATTGGTAAAGATATTAAACTCACTGATCCTAAGTATAGAGAAACTTTCTGTGGTAAGGTCATGGGTCTCTCTGCCTATGGTAACATCAAAGAATTTAAGAAAGACTATAGGACTCATTTTGAAGGCATACCACAGGTCGCACTTGAATCTTTTCCTGGTCGTGATTTCAATTATGGTAATCTCACACCTGAGAATAAGGCAAAGCAACTTCAATACAACTTTGAGAACGCAATGCTTGAATACATGAAGGAACTGAAGGAAAAAGAATATATTAACGATAACCTTTGTCTTGCTGGTGGAGTGTTTTTAAATATACTTGCTAACTCTGTGCTTCGTAAGAATAAAATTACAGAAAATATTCATATACCACCATTCCCAGATGACACTGGTCTATCATTCGGTGCTGCTGCTCTTGGACTATTCAAGGGTAAAGAGGTAGTCAAAATACCACATAACATATCTCTTCTTGGTAAAACTTATGATGACACTGAGATTGAAGAAGCAATCGCAGATACAAACTATCAAAAGTATGATGACTTTGAAAAACTATGTGAAGATGTATCAAAATTTCTTGCAGACAACAAGATTGTAGGATGGTTTCAGAACAGGTCTGAGTTTGGTCCAAGAGCACTTGGTTCAAGATCAATACTTATGAATCCAACTCCGCAGAAGAATAAAGATACAATTAATAAACGTATTAAACATCGTGAAGAGTGGAGACCTTTTGCAGGTATCATGCTTGAAGAGTATCAGGAAGAATATTTCATGGATACATATCCAAATGAATATATGTTATATTCACTGATAGTAAGACCACATAAGAGAAGAGAATTAGGTGCGATAACACATAAAGATTTTAGTTGTCGTATACAAACTGTTAATAAAGAATTACATCCAGAAGTTACCACCCTCTTACAAAAATATAAAGAAAAAACTGGTTGTCCTATTCTTTTGAATACATCTTTTAATGATAATGGTCAACCGATTATTGAGACACCAAAGGATGCAATTGAGACCTTTAAAAAAATTGATTTGGACTATCTAATCATTGGTAATTATATAATTTATAGATAAATATAGAGTACATTGTTTATATGTGTTTTGGTAAAAAAATGAAATTTACTGTATATTCAAAAGATGATTGTGTATATTGTAAAAGAATAAAAACAGTCATGGAGTTGACAGCATGTGATTTTGTGGTGTATACTTTAGGTGAAGACTTTACAAAAAATCAATTTTATGCAGAATTTGGGAAAAATTCAACTTTTCCTCAAGTCATATGTGATGAAAAAAAATTAGGAGGATCTGTTGAAACAATCCAATTCCTTAAAGAGCAACAAGTTATCTGATGAGGAGCTAAATAAAAAAAATGAGCATTTAAATCGTGGTGTTGAGTTACTTCTTAACTCTGGATTTAAACCAAAACCACATCCGATTCATATTATTTTTCAAAAAATAATATGTTGTTTTAAAAGGGAAATAAAAATTAATTTTGAATTTTCCTTAAATATAAAAAAATTAAATAGTAAAAAGGAGGCATCATGACCACAGAAATACTTCTAGTTATTATGTTGCCGATATCTTTCTTATTATTTTCAGCAGGTTCTCTTGCTGGTTGGTTAGCTAGAGATTACATGATGAATTATCGTGAAATACCAAGAGCACATCCAGAAATGTTTGATCCTGATGGTAATCTCATCACTGATGAGATAGTTGCATTTAGATTTGAAAATTATGACGACAACAACGAAGAAGAGGACAACTAAGAAAAAGAGAATCACTGTAAAACCACAGTCTCTTGATCTACCAAAATATCCTTTTGTATTTGAGGTGCTTGATTTAGTATCGAGACAAAGATCAAAAGCAAAAAAAATTGAAGTTCTTAAAAAATATGAAGAATTTCATATGAAGGTATTGTTTATATGGAATTTCGATGAATCTGTAATATCAGTTCTTCCACCTGGTGAAGTCCCATATTCGGGATATGATGAACAGAACACTTATAGTGGTACTTTGACAACAAAATTAACGAATGAAGTTCGTAAAATGCATGAGACTGGATCTTTTTCATTAGGTACGAGTGATAAAGAGGGACATACAACGATTCGTAGAGAGTCGAGACATTTTTATCGTTTCATCAAAGGTGGACAGGATAGTTTAAGTAATCTTCGTCGTGAATCCATGTTTATTAATATTCTTGAAGGTCTTCACCCATTAGAAGCAGAGATAGTTGCCTTGTGTAAAGACAAAAGACTTGGTGAAGTGTATAAAATTACAAAAGAAATTGTACAAGAAGCTTATCCAGATATACAATGGGGAGGTCGTTCATAATGAATAAAGAAAAAGCTTTTGAATATGGTTGTGAAGTGTTACTTGAAAAAACAACAATGGAAAAGGCATCAGGTGTTGATTTTCCTACAGATGCTTACATAATAAAGTATAAAATTGATGAAAAAGAATGTATTGATTTAACTAGAACTGGTAAACTATCAAGTTTATTCGACATGTATTATGACACTCATGGTAAAAATGTTATTGAGAAGATAGAATTTGGTCGTGGTAATCGAGATCCAAAGATGTGGGGTATGAAAACTCCACCAAAGAAAAAAAGATTGAAGGGGTAAATCAAAATCAACTTTTAATTCCAAAATATCGGGAAAAAAAATCCCCCAAAATTTTTCGTGTGTAGGGTTTTTACGAAATTAAAACCAATTATTTAGATTAATATCTGTTTAAAAATTGGTTAAATGTAAAGAATTCCTTAAAATGTAACAGAAATTACAAAAATGCTTGCATATATACTATGAATGTGTTAATATAGACACATCGTTCATCCTAATGATAGAACTCACACTACTGGCATCACTCCTTGTTGAACATAATGCTTCTCATTGGGAAATGTCTTGTTCAGACTGGAACAAAAACAGAATTGAGATACTTAGCGATAAGAATCTTAACTCTGATGCTCACGAGTATCTTATAGATTACTTGAGAACAAAAGTGTCAGGTGACTGTGATGCTTATATCATCGGACGCAAGTAAGCCGACTCGGAACGGGTTCGTTCATCCTTATGTACCAAATTCTTCTTAGTTTAATAGTAATTGGAGCACCACTTGACTGTGAGACTGCTGCTGAACTAATAGACACTACAAGAAATAATCCTAATAAATCTGAGCAATTGGAGATAGCAAGGGTTGTGGTGGCACATACTGACCCAGTATGTTTTAAATCTAAGGACGCAAAAGCCGACTGAAGGAACGGGACTAAAAACCCCTACTACTACAGGAGCAACCAAATGGCAAAAGTCACATACAGAGGTGTCGTTTATGACACTGACAGAAACAAAGCACAGCAAACTAACAAGGTCGATTTAACTTACCGTGGTGTAAGATTAGAAAAAGAACTTACAAGTGTTAAGTGATTGTAACTCTTGAGATTTTGGCAGCGTCTGCTATCTTTCTCACAATCATAAATGCTGAAATTCAGTTTCTGTATGGAAAATAAAACGAAGGGGTTGATCCCCTTCTTTTTTTATGCTATCATAAATAAAATGAAAATCTCATGAATAAAGAAAATCTTAAAGTCCTTATTAGTGATTTAGAACGTGCTGTTGCAGAATTAAAAGCAGAGGTATATTCTGATAAAACTTCTTATCTAACATATGAAGATTATAAAAAACTGGAAGAAAAAGATTTGAATTATGGTCACATATATGAGGATGACGAATGAGATCTAAACAACTATTAAAAAATCTAAAAAAAGCACTCGAACAAGATTATCTTTACAACGAAAAAGAACTTTCTTATATGAGAGAACAATTATCAATATTAGAATATGACATCTACGAAAAGAGAAAACAAAAACCAAAAGGATTTGGATGACTGTTAACTTAATAAGCATCACACCTGATGCAGAAAAGACGATGGCACATATTGCCAGAGTCTCGAATCCAGACAATCAGGATAATCCAAACTATTCTGGATTATTAAAGTATTGCATTAAACACAACCATTGGTCTGTGTTTGAGCAATCATCAATGACACTTGAGATTGAAACAACTCGTGCAATCGCAGCACAGATTCTAAGGCATCGCAGTTTTACGTTCCAAGAATTTTCTCAACGATATGCAAAGAGTAATGAATTGGGTGAGATAGAACTACCAGAATTGCGTAGACAAGATATAAAGAATCGTCAGAATAGTATTGATGATCTCGATGAGAAGGTTGTTGATAAACTGAATCGTCAGATGATTACTCTGTTCAGTTCTTCACAAGCTCTATATAATCAAATGATTGAAGAAGGAGTGGCAAAAGAATGTGCTCGTATGGTATTACCACTCTGTACACCGACTAAGATCTATATGACTGGTTCTTGTAGATCATGGATACATTATATCAATCTAAGGTCTGCACACGGAACACAGAAGGAACACATGGTCATTGCAGAAGCATGCCGAAAGGTATTTACCGAACAGTTCCCTGCAGTATCAGAAGCCCTAGAGTGGGTCTAAATAATTTTACAAAACTAAACAATTATGCCTACATATCCAGTAATACATAAAGAGACAAAAGAAAAGAAAGAACTCTCCATGACTATGAAGGAGTATGATCAGTGGAGAAAGGATAATCCAGAATGGGACAAAGATTGGCAAGCAGGAGTTGCAGCATCACAAGAAATTTTTAGATGGACAGGAGAAGCAAAATCTTCTGGTTGGAATGAAGTCTTAGACAGGGCATCAAAACAACCTGGTGCCAATGTTCGTAAAAATCGTGATTACAGTTTCTAATGCCTAGAAAAAAAAGAGGATCTTCAGATCAACCAATTGGGGTAGGGTTGACAGTCAAGCAGATGAAGAGAAAAAAACCCTTAAGTACAGATTATCTTATTGATATTGAACCATTAACTGATAATCAAAAGGTTTTGTTTAAATCTTATAAAGATGGAAAAAATATAATTGCATATGGATGTGCTGGAACTGGTAAAACATTTATTACTTTATATAATGCGATTCAAGATGTTTTAAATGAAAATACACCATATGAAAGAATATATCTTGTTCGATCATTAGTTTCAACTCGTGAAATTGGTTTCTTACCTGGTGATCATGAAGATAAAGCAGACATATATCAAATACCTTATAAACACATGGTTAAATATATGTTTCAGATGCCAACTGATGCTGATTTTGAAATGTTATATGGTAATTTAAGATCTCAAGATACTATTAAATTTTGGAGCACTTCATTTTTAAGAGGAACCACATTAGATAATTCGATAATTATTGTTGATGAATTTCAAAACTTAAACTTTCATGAGTTGGATAGTATAATAACTCGTGTGGGTGAAAATAGTAAAATTATGTTCTGTGGTGATGCGAGTCAAAGTGATCTAACCAAGTCAAATGAGAGAAATGGAATTCATGATTTTATGAACATCTTGCGTAAAATGGAATCATTTGATATAATAGAGTTTGAGGTCGGAGACATAGTTCGATCTGGTCTCGTTAAAGAGTATATTTTAGCAAAACAATCTATTTAATTAATGTTTAATCATATTGATATCAATCTTCCGAAATTATCAAGGGAGACTATAGATGGAGTTCGTTATTATTCTGTTCCAGATGAAGAAACATTAATTAAGTTAGTTTCTATCACATCTGTTACAAGTCATTTTAATAAACAAATTTTTCTTGATTGGAGAAAAAAAGTTGGCAATGAAGAGGCAGATCGTATCACGAAAGCAGCCACTACTCGTGGAACTAATATGCATACTTTAACGGAACATTATCTTAAAAATGATGAAAAACTTCCTGATGTTCCACCTATTTCTAAGTTTCTTTTTGATGTCGCTAAAAATAAACTTAACAGAATAGATAACATTCGTGTTCTGGAAGGTTCCCTATATAGTAAACAATTAGGTATTGCCGGAACTGTTGATTGTATTGCAGAATATGATGGAGAATTATCAATAATAGATTTTAAAACATCAGCAAAACCAAAACCGAGAGATTGGATAGAAAATTATTTTGTTCAAGCTATGGCATATGGTTGTATGCTTTATGAATTAACTGGAGTATCTGTCAAAAAGTTGGTAATTATTATGTCCTGTGAAAATGGAGAATGTGTAGTTTATGAAGAGTATGACAAAACCAAGTATATTAAATTACTTGATAAGTACATCAAAAAATTTGTTCACGATAAATTGGAGTCCTATGGAGTCAAATAAAGAACTAGAAAAAGCAATAGAAGATAAGTTTTTAACACCTCAAAAATTTTCTATGGAAATTGAAACAATTGCTTCTAAGGAAAAAGTTAATTATATAGAAGCTATATGTCAATATTGTGAGGATAATGATATTGAAATAGAATCAGTGTCAAAATTAATTTCTAAACCACTTAAAGAAAAATTAAAATGGGATGCCCAAGAACTTAATTTTATGAAAAAGACTTCTCGTGCTAAACTACCTTTATAATGAAAGTGACACCATTTGAGACTTATCAAACATATTTGTCCATGAAAAGTCATTTTACGAATAAAAAGTATGACTTTATTAAGTATGGTGGTAAATCTAAAGCAACAATCACATCTTTTAATAAGAGAAAAGATAAGTATTGGTTTGAAAAAACATCAAGAAAATACTCTGATCAGGAAATTACTGATTTTTTACTATCTAATTTTGTTACCACAGACAACCCTAAAAATTTATGGATTGGAGAAATTATAAATTCTGGAGAAAGGATTTACGCAGATTGGACAAGACGACAGCAGAGTTTGACTTACTTATTCAAAGAACAATCGAAGGAATTGCTATCCGAGAGCAAATTAGAAGAACTATTCAACTGCTCGAAAGGACACCCATTAATACTCAAAAGGTATCTGGGAGGAAAAATAAGTTTAGAAACTTTCGCAATATTCGAAAAAATATTTTCTTTTGGAAAAAA